TTGTAGGAAAATGCCCGAACCGTTACCAGATAAGTTTGGCATAGCAGACAACTGTAATCCGGCTACAGTGGACTACTTTGTCGAGGTTTTTGGCTACCAGGAAGCAGTGGAACTCTCCAACATCGACAACCCTACGGGAAACAGCATAAATACCGACAAGATCCAGATAGCTCTCAATGACGCTGCCACACTGATCAATAATTACATTCTTACCGCTCCGCCGCAGGGCAAGATCCTGATCGCTGGGTCATATCGCCGCACTCAGGCCATTCTGGCCAGATGGTACCTGGACATCCTGCGCCCCAGGCAGCAGGTTATCGACGCGGCAGAGAAAGCTCTTGAGCAGCTCGAACTGTGGGCATCCAAGGCCTCTCCGTCCAGCGGGCTTAAGTGGCAGGAAGCTTACCGCTACTGGATGAGCGGTTGCACGATGACAAAGAGTTCCTACAATCGTGGTAGAAGCTTTACCGAGCCTTCTACCGCCAGGTGGGTGCTACGAGACGGAGGAAACAACCGCTGGTGGCAGTTTCCGCGCAAGGAAGCAAACTCCGTACAACGCACCAACTCCGAGGCATTGTCAGATGCGGCACTTCAGGTATCCTCAATCATGCCTGAATCGGCATTAGAGGTCAATGAGCTATTTGATGCCCTAGAGAGCACCAGGGGAATGGCGTCTTTCACAAATACGCAGAACGCTGTGGATCCGGAGGATGGCGATACGGTCATTGCTACTAACCCCACCGAAAACGCTACTGGCACTTTTGACAACTACAATGGCCTTCAAGAAGGCAATACTTTCTAACCATGAGTAACCAAACCTACGGATACGACCCATTTAACGCTGGTCCAGCCGACGGATCGGCATTCCTTCTCTCGAGTGGGGCGGGAGGAACCAACTGCTACCACGGCTCATCCTACGGCTCCCTAGGAGGGAGAGTCGGAGTGTTCCCCGACGGATCCGAATACAAGCAGGACGCTGCGGCTCTCAGACAGTACGTTATGGGCCTAGAAGCCACCAGGAAGCTCCAGGATCTCGCCGACGTAAACTTCACTAGAAACGTTAAGCCCGGAGACGCCCTTCTCTACAACTTCACTACTGGCAACTGGGAACTTCAAGCGTTTATTAGTGGCGGGAGCTGGTAATTATGCTACTAGAGATAGAGAACCAGCTTCACCGAAGAGTACATGAAGTGCTCGGGCAGAGCGCAGTGGTGCTACGCCTTGCCGAGGAGCTTGATGAGTCGGGAAGAGTTGCCGAGCAAGCAATGATTATCATCAGCTACTCCAGCGAGAACTCTATCAATTCGAATAAGGGCGCTTACGTGCCCACTGTGAGGACCAGATCCCTAACGTACAATATCACGATTATTCAGAAGCAGACCCAGAGGGAGGGGCACAGTTTTGCCCTCCCGCTCATGGACATGATCTACGACTCCGTGACGGGATGGGTGCCAGCGGTTCCTGGCCTGGAGTTTCAGACCGGATTCGAGCCAGGGGCCGGACGTTTCGTCCAGGTGACGGAAGCCTCTCAGTTCATATACGAGATGAGCTTTACGGTGCAGGTAAATCTCTCCGACGGAAGGTTTTACTCGCAGCCCTGCGCCGCGTTCGACCCGATCTCCCTGGGAGACTTTCTTCCTCAACGTAGTTGCCTTCTTACACCCGACGGAAAGAATACCGGGATTGCTATCTGGAGGAGGAAGGTGGGTCCGGATACTACGCAGGAGTATCTTGTCGAGGATCCTAGGTGCAAGGTAGAGATATCCGATAATCTAGAGGTTGTCTGCAATAATACTTTTGATGGCACAGCCACTTACACTTTTATCCCACGTATAGCTTTGTCATTCGATGAAAACGGCACAAGAGTAATAGACACCTCAAAAACGCTTACTGGATCATTGCAGAAAGTGTGGAAATGCTACAAAGATACCGATCCCACCCAACCTTACCCACCTTGGTTTAAGTTAAATATAGATTCTTCGCTATGGAGAAACAGCGCAGGTACAGTTCCTAACTCCAAGCCAGGAACTTCCTCCAGACAGGATCTCCCTCTAAGCACAAATCCGTCCTACGGCAAACTAACATGAACTCCTTATTCCCCTCGGTCCTCTCTTCACTTCTTAGTTTTAAAGGAGCTGCTCAGTTAGCGCACTGGAACGTTGTAGGTGAGGACTTCTACCAACTGCATCTTCTCTTCCAAAGAGTCTACGAAACCCTGGACGCTCAGGTTGATACGTTTGCGGAGCAGGGAAGAAGCCTAGGCATGGAGATCCCGGGCAGTGTGTTCAATCAGGTTCCTGACGTAGAGTGGTTTAGTGGTTACGATCTCGTAGAGTGGTTGCTGGTGCTGTGCATGAAATATAAATCCGATCTGGAGCTTATCAGAGAACTCGCGGAGCAAGAAAAGCAGTTCGGGTTTGTCAATGTGATCGAAGGGTTTCTCACTGACAGCAATACTCTGTGCTATCTTCTAAGATCAACTCGTGACTGATACGCAATAAAAAAGCCCCAGCGCTAAGCTCGGACTATCTTTGTATTCAGTTGTCTATGTTTTCAGTTCCAGCTGATGCATACGTCATGCTCTCCTCTGGAGAGAGAACCGAGGGCGCTAAAAGACTTTGCCGATAGGTCGATGATGCGACCGTGAGCGTAAGGGCCACGGTCAGTGATCACTGCTCTCGTGCTACGGCCATTAGCAGTCACCGTGACAACTGTCCCAAAGGGTAGCCACTTATGCGCTGCTTGATCTGACCAGGTATCGAATCTTTGACCTGATGCAGTAATTCCTCCTTGGTATCCGTCCCCCAGACCGTAATAACTGGCCCCTCCGCATTGTCTTCCAGCGTATGCAGACAGTGGAATAGAGGAGAGAATGGCGAGGCCTAGGCAAACAATAGTTTTCTTCATGAAGCTCCGAAGTAGTGGGCATAACATTCCAGGGTTATCTTTGCAATCTGCAATTGTTTATAGATAAAGTAGAGATGCTATGACAAGCGCCCGGCAATACACGAGAGGACTCGGATCGAAAAACGCTTGAATTTAACTTTAAACTGATCCAGCCGACTTATTGTAGTCGCTTAAACAGTTCTTTACCCTCCTTTATATTAGAGAGAAGGGTGGACATGGATACAGGTCTATGCCCCCCATTACTAATTATACCATGGCATTTGGGGTATTTAGTGGGAGGGTGACCAGTTCGGCGAAGTAGCACAACGTTGGGAGCTTCCGCCCCAACCCACTGAGTGGGTCGCTTGGTCCTGTTCATGAGCGTAGGTTCCTCTCTGAGGAATAGGGAGAAGCCGTAAGTCGCTCTGAAATAATCGTTGAGGTCGTTAAATGTCTTCACAAGATTAGAACATGGAATTGAATACCGGAATGAGATCCTGAACGGTTACCGAGTGGCCATCCTTCTCGTCTTTCTGCTGAGAGACGGTCTTGGTGCTGGAGTCGGCTGACTTCCTGAAGATACTATCGATCTCGATGGAAGAGAGCCAGGCGTTAGCCACTGGAAGTTCGTAGATGCCATAATTATACCTCATCAAAGCCCAACACCAGGCATGAGCTACCTGAAACAGAGCGGCAACCTTCTCGGCCTGGACCTCGGGGCACAGGTACAAGATACTGTCATGGACGCTCATGCAGAACTCCGCCTCCAGTCCGTATTTGTCGATGAGCCACTCCATCGCGGTCATGAAGGCGTGGAGCATGGCACTTCCGGTGGACTGGATGCACCAGTTGTTTCTCATAGTCCAGAAGTCCGTCCCTACACTCGATGGGCGGAATGCCGTGGACATCTTGGTGCCGCTGAGGGGGTTGATGGGGCAGGGCATGTTGGCGATCTTTGCCATCTCGTTATAGGCGTAGGAGTCGGATCCGCCGATGAGGGTCTGTGAGAGCCTCGAGGCTTTCTCTCCCTTCTTGATCTTGATGAGTTTCCGGCCCATGTCCATGGCCTCCTTCATCGGGATGGATTTGTTCCCCTTGCGGATGGTGTTGGCCAGGGTCTTTGCTCCGCATCCATAGAGCATTCCGTAGTTGCAGCCCTTGGCGATGGCTCGGGTGATTCCGATAGCCTTGGCGGTCATGGAGTGCATGTCGGTCCCATCGTCCTTCGATCCGGCGAGGATCGAGTGGGAGAACTGGGTGCTTCCAGCAATCTTATGATAGGAGTCGGCGAAGATCGAGGCGACTACTGCCTCCTGGGCATCGAAGTCGGACTGGACGAATACGTAGCCTTCGGGTGCTTGAACGCGGGTCTTGATCTCGCTGCCGATCTTATCGTACTTAGGGTCGGGAACGGTGAGCCACAAGTTCTCTCCAGCACGATTGGTGGAGGTATTATGGGGTACCGAGGCAGGCACGATGAGCTTGAATTTATTCCCCTCTGATGTCTCGACGGTTTCTATGTTCTGCTCGCGCACCCGTGAACGGACCGATGTCCAGTAAGCAACGTTAACTGCGAGTGAGATAAGCTCCTTGGCCTGAGAAAGGTCAGAGTTCAGGATCCCGGACTCGAAATCCTCGACGTAATCCTTGGTCAGAACTCCCCCAACATTGACACCCTCCCCGTCTTTGTGAGGAATGCGGAGGTAGGAGCCGTTATCCTCGTCCATATAACACCAGCCCTTATCAGTAAAGAACTTGATGGGCTGATCACCCCACTTGAGGCGGAGAAGAAGGTGGGAGAGGCGGTTCTTTGTAGAGATACCCTGGATCACGGGTTTGCCATCGACGAGGTCCTTGGCGGAGACGGTCCTCACCCACTTAGGAACTCCGTACCACTTCGAGCTGGGCTTTCCGGCCTTGGTGACTTTGAAATTAGCCTCCCAGTCGAGCTGGGACAACCATGGATCAGCCTTTATGTCTTCGTCGGTGATCTCCCCCTCATTCCACGACTCATAGATCTCGGTGGCCATCTCTCCTAGGATATCCTCCTGGCGGGCGATGGATCGCTCCCACTGATTCTCGCAGTCAGTAAACCACTCTTCCCAATCGGAGACAACCGGGAGTTTGGCGGCGGCGATGCCAAAGTGACCCGCAAGAGTCGTCAGAGACGGGTTATTCTGTAGGTACTTGAGAGCAAGAATGGAGTACAGCTCGAAGGTGATCTTAACGTCATTCAGAGCATACTGGATGAGCTCGTCAAGCTGAGGCACGAAATCCTCCATGGAGGTGGCTTCGACGAAGGTGTTGCGAATTTTCTTATTCTCCTGCTCAAGGGGGATTGCGGGACGACAGTGGAAGTTGTAACAGTCGATGAGGTTGTTCATGGAACCCTTATCCGCCCAGATCGGATCGGCCTTGTACGTGGCCTTCTTGGTCTGCTTCTGAATATACCACCATCGCTGCCCGGAGGCCAGACCGGAGACATTGATATGCGCCGACATCGTGTCAAACCACGAGTTGGTTTTTCCGAGGACGTAGGCTTCCTGCGTCCGAGGGCGGTCATAGGCTACGTTATGAGCGATGAACACCCCATCCTTGCGGCCCAGGGGCACGAGCATCGGCTCGTAGGGGAGCTTGGAGTTGACAAAACTCGGGTGCATCCAGATATAGTACGCTTTCTCCGTCACAGCGGTGGCGAGGATTGGGTGGGCAAAGTCGCTTCCTTTTACGAAAGTCTCGCAGTCGAAGACGCCGATCTGCTCCTCGATGCCGTCGACGACCTTCGCGGCCCCATCGAAGGGGTACTTAACCCAGCCGGCGTAGAGGAAGAACTTGGTCTTGTCCGGAGCGTCAGGAATCTCAGTGTAGGCAAAGTCTTTCATGAGCTGGACACGGCTCTCGGTGACTTCCTTGGAGATCAAGTCGAAGTGGTTCTTGATGCTGTCCACCTGAAGTTCCGGTAAGCTGAAGTCGTCGATGAAGAAGTTATCCGGGTTCTTTACTGGAAAATCAACGCCGAAGTTCTCCATCTCCTCAAGTACCTCGGAGATCTTTTTCTTGCCGGGGTCCTCAGCCTGGATACCGTTCCCGAACACCTTCGAGTTCATCGAATCGGAGAGGACAACGTAACCTAGAGAGTTGAGTTTGGACATATGGCACTGAGTTGATACTACTATCTTATCACGAAAAAGCCGTCCTGGTCAAGAGTAGTAGCCACTTTACTACGTGTCCTAGTAGTGGATCAAAAACTCTTCGCGGTCTGTGTAATACACTCCCACTCCTTCGAAGTTAGTCGCGTCGATGATGTGGAGGTTTTTCCTGAAATAGGGGAAACCGTAATGCCCGAAGAAGTACTCGGCGTCAGGTTTTATGTGGTGCTCGAGTGGGTCGTTTTTAAACCAAGGGTATCCTATACCCGCGAGAACATTATTCCGATTTTTATCTGTGTAATTCGGGTTGTAGTAAGCGTGAGCGCAACGGTAAGCCTTTTCGCAGGATCTGAATTCGAAGGTGAGCGGTGATGTAGCTAGCCAGTGGAGAAGGCTAAGTCTCTGCTCGAGCGTGAGCTCTCTTAAGCATTCCAAAGTGTACTTTACTTCTTTCTGCTTTATCTGCTCTTTAGGGAGGACTAGGTTGCTAAGTATGTAGTTTTCGTTATTGCCTATGATAAAAGTTGCTCTTCCAGCGTCTACTAATTCCTTTATCCCTAAAAGCATTCTAACTGGAGAAGTTCTCTTCACCCTACGGAAAAACGACTTGTGGTGAATTACGTCTCCCAAGAAAACATAGTGGTACTCGCCGGATTTTTGTAGTATTCGTTCCAGAGTTTCGACTCTGCCGTGCAAGTCTCCTATAATGCAGTATTTCTCAGTACTCATCTTTGCCCTCCAGACAGCAGCCGGGTGCCCACCAGTCTGGAATATCTGTTTTCCACGATGCAAATCTCCACTTTATCCAGTTGTAGTAGTTGCGGTAGGCTTTTACAGGGTCCCCTGGAACTCTGCAGAAGTCCGGCATGGCCTGGGCGGGTTGTGTATGCCCTAATCTTGGAAAAGTGCTTACTACCCTCTTTTTATCTATAGACTTAAGACTTTCTCGTCCGGAGTGCTCTTTACCGTATCTCTCTTTGAACTCGTTGCAGAGGTGCCATGTGAGACTGTACGTCCACTCGAAATTATCCATTGACTCCTTAACCCACTTAGTACACGGGTGGTTTTTGTAGGCTCTCGCCGAGTAGAACTCACCGTCTTTCTTTCGAGCCGGATCAAGGTTGTAGTGAGTTAACGCTACGCTCATCATCTGGAGATGCTCGATGATCATCTTGTTGACATGTTTGTCGCAGTGGGCTTTTGCCGCGGCTTGAGGGTCTAGGCTAAGGACAAAGATGTTCACTTACTAAAAAACCTTCTGATAGAGATATTCTATCACGAAGGCAGGAGGAGCGTCTGGACCGTTGTGACAGTTAGACGTCGTACTCTCTACACTCCTCAGCTCCAGGGTTTTTCTTGCAATAGTTGTCTAAGGAGAGCAGTAGGCTTTCCGAGAAATCCGTTGCTTCAGTGGTGACCGTGGAAGCGCCGCTGAGTTCAATGGAGTCGGAGAATGTGATGTTTTCCATAACGTACTTTAAACCTGTGTTGTGATGTTAGGGTTGCGTAACATGGGAAATACCGGATTCGAACCAGTGACCGTCTCCGTGTAAAGGAGCTGCGCTACCGCTGCGCCAATTTCCCAGTGCACGAGAGAGGACTTGAACCTCCACGGATTTCTCCATACGGACCTAAACCGTACGCGGCTACCAATTACGCCACTCGTGCAAATGCTCCTTGCGAGGATCGAACTCGCCTGTATCCGATTATGAGTCGGGTGCTTTCACCAGATAGCTAAAAGAGCGTCAGGTGGGAGGACCCCAAACTGTTCCTATCATACCATGGATTTTAGGCGTTGTCTACCGCTCAGAGGGACCGGCTCTGGTTCACTGAGTCGGGTCGGTTATTGTAGTTGAATACCTCGCTTATGGGCCTCATCTCGCCTAGCACAAACCCCACAACAAGGACCGCACCCACAAGTATCCATCTGAACTTGGCGAGATCCGTGAGTCTCTTGTCGTGGTCTTTTAGAGTCTCGTCTACTCCCTTAAAGCTGTCGGCATTCTGCTTCTTCATCTCGTCGAGAAGCTTTATGATAGCTGCGTCGGATTGCAGTGTCTGGTCTATTCTTTCCTCATGGCGGACAAGGATCTTAGATATGTTCTGATTAGTCTCAGATATCTTATCTACGGCGTTCTCGAGCTTTGCGAGCATCTCCCTTGAGAGCTCTTCGTACACGCTTAGCTTCTCCTCTAGAACAGCCATCTTTACGTCTGCATTTTTCGTAAAAAATAGATCGGCCATCGGATAGATACGGTATGATTTATAACTACGAGTATCTTTCAACAAAAGCCTTAGCTCTACTGCTAAGCTTTAAACTAGAAGAACGGAAGGTGGGAGAGTCGAACTCCCAAGGGTTTTAACACCTCGACGATTTTCAAGATCGCTGCGGTCGCCAATCTGCTTGACCTTCCAGACTGGGGTAGTAGGACTCGAACCTACGACATAGCGGTTAACAGCCGCCTGTTCTACCAACTGAACTATACCCCAAGCCCCCGACTGGATTCGAACCAGCAATCTTCGCTTTACAAGAGCGCTGCATTACCGTTATGCTACAGGGGCGAACGGAAGATGTTGGATTCGAACCAACGGAGCCGGATATACCGACTCGGCGGTTTAGCAAACCGCTGCTTTAAGCCTCTCGGCCAATCTTCCAATGTTGCCCGAAGGCAATGCTCATGAAGGGACTTGAACCCCCACACCCTAAGGCACGTGCACCTCAAGCACGCGTGTCTACCAATTCCACCACACGAGCTGGAGTTTCAGGTCAGAATCGAACTGACGATAGGGGCTTTGCAGGCCCCCGCCTTACCACTTGGCCACTGAAACATTTGCCTTTTGGCAAACGCTCTCTGAGAGATTTGAACTCCCGACACCCTGGTTCGTAGCCAGGTGCTCTTAGTCCGCTGAGCTAAGAGAGCAATTTGCCCGAAGGCGATTGGAACGACGAGACTTGAACTCGTGGCCGCACGGTTATCAGCCGTGTGCTCTACCAACTGAGCTACGTTCCATTGGTGTTCCTAACGGGATTCGAACCCGTGCTATCACCTTGAAAGGGTGATGACCTAACCGCTAGTCGATAGGAACACGCAGAGTAATCTAAAAGAATGTTAGATTACCTGGAATACAAAGTATCCATAAAGATACTTCAACGACCCTAACGAGATTCGAACTCGTGATACCACCGTGACAGGGTGGCGTGATAACCGCTTCACTATAGGGTCAAGGTGGGACATCTCGGATTTGAACCGAGGACTAACCGGTTAAAAGCCGGATACTCTGACCGGACTGAGTTAATGTCCCAGAGCGCCTCAGGCTGGATTCGAACCAGCGACTTACGCTTTAGAAGAGCGCTACTCTAATCCGCTGAGTTACTGAGGCAGGTGGCGCAAAAGCGCCTGGGCAAGAGTGTCTGCCTACGATGAGCGACCTTGCGACTTATGCTGAAGCCGGTTTCGCCATTCTACGATGCAGCGCGTGGGACTCTGCGTTTAAGTTTCCGTTCCTAAGAAACCCCAAATTGGAGCACCCCTTCAGGCCAAGATTTTGGTTGGGGAACTCACACACCGGGTATGAACCAGGGTGAGTAGGGAACGCCGGGAAAGGCTTAACCTTTCGGCAACGGGTTCAGCGTTGCCTATCCTTACTACTTTTTCTTGTTGAACCCTTGAAGGGGGCATGGAAGGTAGGAGACTCGAACTCCTGACAGCCTGCTTGCAAAGCAGGTGCTCTACCAGCTGAGCTAACCCCCCTGGCGGCCCTTTTGTTAAAGCGGTAGAGCCGAACCGCATCAACGGAGAACGTTTGGACCGTTCTCGAGTCGGGGTGAGAGGGATCGAACCTCCGACATCCTGCTCCCAAAGCAGGCGCGCTACCGCTGCGCTACACCCCGTTGATGCCCCATTTAACACGTAATATGCCTCATAAGGGCATAGTAGAGGTGGAGGCGAGTGGGAAGAGCAGGATTCGAACCTGCGAAGGTAGAACCGCCTGATTTACAGTCAGGTTCCTTTAGCCACTCGGAAATCTTCCCAGAAAGACCGGCGTAAGCCGGTCAGTAAACTTACTCCTCGGGTGCTTCGGCAAAAGCGGAAAGGAACCCTTCCACCGCGGCCTCGGCGACCAACTTGTCATTCTCAACAGACGAACCGGAGACCCCAACTCCTCCGAGAATAGTGCCATCAGGGGCAACCAGAGGAATCCCGCCAGGGAACGTGATCAGACCATCGTTGGAGTGCTCGATACCATACAGGCTTCCGCCCGGCTGGGAGAGCGCTCCGATCTCCTGTGTTTCCATATCGAAGTAAGTAGCGGTGCGCGCTTTCTTAATCGAGATGTCAACGCTTCCCATCCAGGCCCGGTCCTCGCGGGCAAAAGCAACAAGCTTTCCTCCTCGATCAACCACCGCGATGTTCATTCGAGTATCGATCTTATTGCTTTTTCTGAGACCGGCGTTTACTGCTTGGATTGCTGCTGCGAAATACATAGGTGTTTGTGTTTGTTTACTTGATTATACCACGGTTACGCCAGCTACTATTACCGGTGTAACCGAAGTACTTTGAACGTTTAAATTTTCAAGGTTCCGGGTGGACATCCGTCCTTTCCCATGAGACTAATATATCAGAGTCGGGATGGCTTGTAAATGGCCTAGTAGCCAGTTGTCGAGCCGTCCACCTAGCAAAAAGAAAGAGGGGAAAGATCAGTGATCTCGCCCCTCTCGTAGTTTGCTTTAGGATTCCTAATTAGCAGACAAGAGGGACCGGCACCGTATTTCTGGGTGAGGGGGCTTTTGCTGTAATATAGGAGAAATTAGTCATACTAATCTATAAACACTTTACCACACGCCGGGAATGAGTTGCCCAGTGGCAGCGTAGTTCAGAATAGCGGCCATAACGCCGATCATAGCCAACCGGCCATTGAGCTTTTCAGCCCGCTCGTTGTGAGTCTCGTATGTGTTTTTGTTCATTTGTTCTTGGATTTTGGAGTCGATGTACATCTTGGGCTCTTTGGCAAACATGTTCTGTTGGCCATGCTCGTTAGTTGTGATTGTCATAGAATCGCAGAGACAAACTTTTTTGTACTTTCTTAATAAGTTTGGGAACGGGGAGGGGTTACGCGTCTCTCTGGGCTATCTGCCCAACAACTACGTTGTTATCCCCTAAGCGGGTGACCGGGATCGAACCGGTGACTACAGTTTGGAAAACTGAGATGTTGCCTCTACACCACACCCGCAGTGACTCCTCTGTTTGAGCTCCGAAATGGTTATGCTTGAGGAGTATTATGTCCTAATTCTATCAGGATTTGATCGGTTTGTCAACCAAGACTTTTAAGTCCGTTTACGTACTCTAAACCGATTTGGGCGCGTTTGGCCACGGCAGCTTTAGACTGACCCTTAGCCGCTTTGTACTCATCCACGGACTTCCTGATAAGGTTGACGTACGGATCCTTGTCAAATTCCGGCCTGTAGATGTCGATGAGCTTTCCCACCTTATTAAAGTCAACGACGGCCTTGTGAGGTTGGTCCTGGATCTTACCGGAGAGTCCGTAGTCGATGAGGGTAGCGTCCTTGCCTCCCTCTCCGTCGGTGAGGAACTGCTCGTTGTGCATGTCACCGTGGTAGAAGCCCATCTTATGAAGGTCTTTGATGGCGGAAAGGGCTTTCTGCGCCTGCTCCGTCGTCATCTTGACATCGCGCTCCTTCTCGTCATCGGTGCGGTTGAATCCACCGGTCCATAGTGGTTTGCCGTGGGCAAAGTCCATCTCGATATGAGCTGGTGACGCACTGTAGACTTTTGGTGAGTGCCCCAACTCTCCCATCTTCTTCCCAAGTTCTATCTCGTGCTCTCCCCACTCCTTCCCAGGTTTCAAAGTCTTAACAGCGTGGCCAGACTGCGGGTCCTTGTAGACAATGCCGTAGTTTCCCTCGGCGAGTTTTTCCATCTTGGAGACGTCTGGCATAGAGGAGGAGGGAGCCTCGTTGGGCTTCTCCATCTTATCATTCCCACCCGTCAGCTTCCACCTGCCGTTAGCCTGTTTTTGAAGTGTATGACCGGTCTGCGGATTGCGGTATACCTGGCCGGACACCGCAGTCTTTCTGATGGCTTCTGGCACCATCTCGTCGGAATAGGAAGCACTTCTCCAGCCGTCGGGCCATGAGCCTGGTGTCATTTTTCTTGCTTCTGTAAATATAGGTAACTTTCAACTATCATATAACCACGATCTTCTCATGACCGACCTTTACCTCAGGATCTACCCACACCTCAATACCTTCAGAGCGAGCGTCGATGCAAAATGCAACGTCCTCGGAGCACATGTCCTCCAGTTCGTCTCCGATCTGCATGCGCTTAGGAGCAAACCACGGATAGGGAAGACTTTCAAACACGCCCCGCTTCACCAGCACCCAACCAAAGCCGATGTAATCGGCCCGGAAAGGAGTTTTAAGCTCCTTCATCTCGTCGGAGTGGATGAACTTATACGTACCATGACGTTTAAAAAACTCATCGTCCATCTTATTGACGACAGGAGTGTAGCCTCCTGGTTGGGAGTACCAGCCGGACGAGATAGGCTTATTGAGTCTGAGTAGCGCGTTAAAGTCCTTATTCTCGAACACTATGTCCGAGTCTATCCACATCATATAGTCGTAGGGCACTTTGCCACCAAACGGCACTTGCTTCTTCCCTCTCGTAACGTCAGCGCCAGCGACTTTGCACCTGGCAAAATTAACCATGGAACTGTAGTCCTGGGACACTATTGGTGTCATCCCTAGGTCCCTGCAATGGTCCATGAGGGAGACAAAACGCACTAAAAATTTCCCCGAATAATGGTACCCGGGGAGACAGAATACTACAGTTTTGCCTAGAAAGGGTCTGTAGGAAAGTTGCATCAGAGTCCTGTAGTTAGTTCTGGAGTAGGCTCGGGTTCGGGAGTTGGTTCTGGAGTGGGTTGTTCAGATGCCGTGGATCCGTTAAAGCTAGAATTGCCAGAAACGGAGGTATTTACCTGGACTTGAAGCTCTGCGATTCTAGCACGAATGTTATCTACCGAGGACTTGACATAGCTAAATTCGTCAAGAGTCTCGGCTCCTTCCGAAGCCAGTAACCATCCTACCACAGTTTCGTAGGTTACGTCTTCAAAACTTATAAAGTTATCCAAGTCGAGTTCTTCGACAGAAAATTCCTTGTATCCTCCGCAGGAGTAACTGAATTGAGCGGGTTCTGTCTTGTCGGTTTGAGCGTTAACTCCAAAAGAAGCGCTGATGATGACGTTGCTGAGCCCTTCATGCTGGAGTTTTTTCGTCACGCTTCCGACGTTAAAAGTGTAGTTAATGGCCATAATGTAGACACTGAGGTGCATTCCATCATCTTTAAACCAGGAATTGCAACATAGGCCTAGTTTAAAGATAACGTAGATATAAACTGTGATTTGCTACGCCGACAGTCACCTATAAGAGGTTCGATGTCAAAACAGGGATTAGTGTAAATGGCCTCCCGTTTGTTGATGTGGGATCGCAACGTTATTGTTAATGATTTAACAGTGCAAGGTGTATCTACTATCGTAGTTTACCTTCACCGCCACAGCAGCCACAGCAGCCACAGTTGCTGCTAATGCCCAGGTTCAGGTGAGAATCACTCGTATCTCGATGACAGACTGATAAAAAAAAGAGGGGGGGGGGCTTAACACACACCCACCCAACTCTATGTCATGTCATCTATTGACCATTTTTAGGCTGTAAGAGCCAGGAACAAAGTACTTAGTAACCTGGGAGATCAGCACGTCGGACATAATCTCACCGCAAGAGAACATGTCTATAGCACAGCAGCTATTCTCGGGCCACGTATGAATGGAGAAGTGAGACGTAGAGAGGAGGGCTAGGTACGTGAACCCTCCGGCCCCAGGGAACTTATGAAAAGACTCGTCCAGGACCTCGGCCATGCAGTCTCTAAGTTCCGGGCCAATAAAATTCACGAACCCGTCCGCCTCGCGTAGCAGGATGGGGTCTACGCCAAAAAGGTCTAGTAAGAAATGCTTTCCCATCTCAGAAGTTAAAAAGGTGTATTTCCGAAAAATCTGGCTCGGACGTTAACTCAGAAACTTTAACCCCCTCAATTATTAGATGGTTGAAGTTTGGGAACAGTTCGGTATAGTTCCTGAAGACTCGGCCCCTCCTCTCGAACAGGGCGGAAACGCACACTTTGTGCCCCAGTCTATGGAACTCATTTACGATTCTAACGTAAGAGTTCAGGCGATCCTTCCCCCACTTGAACCCAGCGCCGTAGTTACCAAACTCCGATGGTATGTAGAGGTACACAACAACGTTCTCGTTGATAACACTTTCCGATAGGGAGCTAAAATCCTCTTTCCTAAAGAGAAGGTTTTTCTCCCGGCTCTGCCGGGACGCAATAGTTAGAGCCTCGTAGTTCAGAGACGTTGGTTGGTAGAGTCCGTCATATCCGTATCCTCTGTACCGCTGTTTGAATCCTGACCCACACCATAACAGGTACAGTTTTGCCAAGGTGTCTAGTGAGCCGGATCTTATAGGCCCTTTATTCATCCTCTCCTTCAGGGCGTAAAACCTCCTTCGAGCAAACTGGCCATTAAACTCGGTTTCAAAAGCGCTCTTCAGCGCTCCAATGGCCGCTGAGGACCTTATGAACTTGTGCATCTCCACAACGTAAGGCTCCTTGGTTACGCCAATCCCTCCCGCACTTGAGTACAGGAGGGAGCCGGTTGTTAAGCATACATCGTAGATGTAAAGTCCTTGGAGTTCTGGTTTCGCTTCTATCAGCGCCCGCGTAGTGAGAGACTCCCTTCCTGGGTACCGGAAAGTAAAAGGACTACTGCTTGAGCTTTCTCCAGGTTTTTCCATTGTAGAAGCAGATGAGGTCATTAGCGTATATTCTCAGAGTCCCCGGAGGAGTGTAGTACTTTTTATCTTTACTGTCGCTAAATGCTTCGTTAAGGATATACAGAGCGTGTTCTTCCGTGCTTTCTACTATGCTTAATGACTTGGAGAGCAGGTCGTGAATCTGCTGGTTGGTAAAGTTAAGATGGTGGGCGGCCCAGATTTCTTTAGAGTTTGGTGCTGGGTATGTATAAAGATTTGTTCCACTGAACTTAAACTTACCGTATCTAGAACCGCTTTTAACCTGCTCTTTGAGCGCGGTTAAACACCCAGGTTTGACCTGAGCAAAGACGTCGGACTGGATGTTAACAATCATGCCGATTCATCGAAAAGAAACTTCTTGACGTAGAAGTCGGCGAATTCGGCAGAAAAGTACGACTTGAGAATACCGTGAGCGGGATCCTTTTCCGCCATGTGTCTATCATAGTTGATGTGGGTCTGACGACTATCAAACCACGACTCTCCTCCCTCAAGAGCAGCGCGGTACCTGCTCATATACCGATCCACCCAATCTATGTACTCTTCGCGGAAGTCGACCTCCGACTTCTTAATCCAGAACTTCGACGAAAAGTACGTGGAGAGGTCATAGAACTTGGAATCCTCCACGCTTCTGGCGGGAAAGTCGTAGAGGTACTCGTCTATGTACGTTTTGAGGTACGACTCGTCCTGGGTCAGTGGATGAAAGTCAATGGCCCCGAAGAACTTTTTATTGGCAATGGAAATGTACTCCGTACCGAATATCGGGGTCATAGTACTCGAGTCGGGGTAGATGACGATCGTCTCCGCGGTAAACTTCCCAGGCACGTTAAGTTCGCAGAGTCGAGCTCTCCTGATATTGCTTCCTGACCACACGTATGAGGTGATCGTGGCGTTACCGCTGGTCTCGACATGGCTGAGGCCTGCGGGAAGTACGTTATCCTCTCCCCACTCAGGGAAGATCATTCTAATGCTTCTAAGTAGGGACATTTTATTCGGGAGAAACGGATCTAGTGATGGAGATAGTGCCATCTTTTAACACGTTGATGTCTACTTCGTCTCCTTCCGCCCAGCCTAGTTCCTTAAGCACGTCGTCCGGAATAGTTACATCGGTATCCCTCCCGATTTCGGCGATCCAGGTCTTGAGGTCGTGATTCGGTGCCATAAATTCCCTCCATACTGTTCTAAAATCGCTGTAGATAAGGTCGGTTTGGTCAGAGAGTAAGTGGTCCGCGGCAATGAGCAAATTCATCACTTTGTCCGCTGAAGGCCCTTCAGCCGCTTGACCAGCGAACCTGATCAGTTTGGAGATGGTTTCCAGCTCGAGAATGTGCGTTTCGAACTCGTTCATGAAGCCGAGTAGGTGGTTGAATTTCGCCATATCAACCTTCCCCTGAGGAGGTTTTTTCCACTTTTCTCAGGGATTTTAGTTCCTTGTACATGGCCTTAATCTCTTTGTAAGCGTCCTCTGGACCCATTTTTCCGCTGATCTCCAGACCCGCGATCAGAGACACTTTGTCCCCGAACCTGGCAAGTGCCCTCTCAAACTCCGAAAGGTTCTCGTACATGGCAGTTCCTTAGTAAGGTGATTTACCATATTATACTCCTAATGGGCCTCGAAGTCAACCCTTTGGTTCTGTTTTGTTGCCATTGACAGCATCTCTGTAGTAGGCGTTGTAGCGCACAAACCTACCAACGGACGGGGTTACTTTCAGGCCCCGGCAGCACTCGATGTAGGAGCAGAACTCGTACCACGGAGTTGTTGGGTCAAGCGCGGGGAGTTGGTCGGGTGTCACTTTTGCCCTTTAGCGATTTTGCAAGTAGTTCGGTGTAGCGTTCTAGATACGCGGTGTCGAAAGCCGATATGCCAGACTGCCCTATCTGGTGATGCATTTTGTTTAATTGCGTGAATTCTTCTTTGTCCATCTGAAAGACGTTTTGTACCATTCTATTTTGCCTCCTCTTTAGGGGTACCGTTTTTTAACTGTTTGTTAAGGATTCTATTCGACTTCCATTTTAAGATAGTAGTGTCGTAGCGTAGTTTCGGATAGAATTTAAGCCAGAAGATGAGTCTGTGAAAGCTTATCTGACCCATCTTGTAGAGAAGGACTATGAACTTCGATACGTTGGGATCGACGTACATCATGTACGCTACTGCAGTAAATCCGGCCAGAAGGAACATGTAGTAGATCTGGTAGTCCATAGTATCTCAGTCCCAGAAGAGATGTAAGACCCTTAAACTCCGAATCAGCGTGGAGAAAGGCACAAACCTCGAACCATTGCTCCCATTCTCTTTGAGTTCTTCGAGAAGCTTCAGAGCGCCGCGAGTGACAGGATTGTCCTCTACGTAGTCGTAGTACCTGTAGACGTCAAACTTCTCTATCTTTGTCAGAAGCTGGTCGAAGTTAGTCTGCCAACCACTACGCTTAAGATGGGCGATGTCGTACTTGGGGTCCGTGACAAAGTCTTTTAACTTGGAAAGACCTTCTTCGTCGGCCTCCGACCACTCCATTTTGGAGTTGACAAAGTGCAAGTGGATCGCTTCCGGATCCTCTACTTCCCACAGGTAGGTTTTAGTCCAGTCTGACGCTTCAGCGTCGCAATTGCCCTTCTCGTACTCGTCGAACACCCTGAACACTACGTTTACTTTTAGCCATTTGTACTCTGAGTCGGAGGGGCTTTCTCTGTAGGAGAGGTGGAGGATTTGGGGATTTTGTTCCATTGGTTTATTATACCAGGAGTTAGTGAGCTTAAAGGTAATTATTTATGTAGTTTATAACGTTTCAAGTATCTCTTGGCTGTACGGTTTTGAGTTTTTTACTCCTTTGGGTCTTCCTCCAACACCAGGACAGGTTTTGTTTTTGTTCCAAGGAAGTTTATCATACATTGGGTTTTTATCCCCTTCTTTAGATGAAGTTTTACAACATGAGGTTTTATTTAATTGCCCATGTGCGTAAACCCACTTTTCTTGATGAGGGCATCTAATTAAAACTTTAGATTTTCTTGCCGGATAGGGATCCCAATTAATAACCTTAAATCCAACTTTTTTGCCAATTTCTTTTAAAATTAAGTCCCAATCTTTTCTTTTATTTGGGCGCTTAGTACTCATAAAAATAAAAATTCCCTTAAGTCTATATTACTATAAACTAAAGGGAAAATTGTGAGAGTATTAACCGATACTTGGAGCTTTAAGAGCTACTGAGGTAGTTTTTGCAGCTGCAAGATCGAGGGGGAAGTTGTGCTTCCATTTTGGACTATATCTTCACCGTGCTCTTCACGAGGTTAGGTGTCGGACGCTAATGGTGTATTACATAGGGCGCTCCCTAAACCACCTAGTCTCTGAACCTTCCCTAGAAGCGTCTAGGGCTTGGATGCTGATTGCCCGTCAGGGTTTCCAGCAGTTCATCCGAAGTTTATCTTACCCTTTCAGGTAAGAGCGCCCACAAATCGAGCGTTACGTTCATGCATTACCTCCAGACCGAGGCCAGCACGGTTGAGGATGTCGGCCCAAGTAGGGATGACGCGGTTCTGACTGTCGATCAGCGACTGATTAAAATTAAACCCGTTGAGGTTGAAAGCCATCGTGCTCACTCCGAGGGCGGTGAACCAGATCCCCACAACTGGCCAAGCAGCAAGAAAGAAGTGAAGAGAACGAGAGTTATTAAAAGAAGCATACTGGAAGATCAGACGACCAAAGTAACCGTGGGCGGCAACGATGTTATAAGTTTCTTCCTCTTGCCCGAATTTGTAACCGTAGTTCTGACTCTCGGTTTCGGTGGTCTCACGAACTAAAGATGAAGTGACCAAAGAACCGTGCATCGCACTGAAGAGTGATCCGCCAAATACTCCCGCAACTCCAAGCATATGGAAGGGATGCATGAGAATGTTATGTTCTGCCTGGAATACCAACCATTAGGCAGAACGGGAACCTATGTTTCCATAGGGATCGGACTATATCATCAATCTATTTTATTAGATTGTCGGGCGCTTAAACCTGTTATTAAGGGGACTAAACCCCTCAGGTAGTCTCTGAACCTTTCTCAGATGTATCTGAGACTTGGATGCTGATTGCCTTGTCGTATTGCTCTTTGAGAAAGAGATTGAACTGTTCTTCTGTATTATTACCATAACCATAAAGATCGTGGAATAACTTATGAACCTCTTTACAATTTAGGTTTCCAGCAGTTCACCCGATTTATACTACACATTGGTTTAGTTTATGTAGTTAAACGTGCCCGAAATACCGAGAGGCATAGCATCAGAGAACGATCCTTGTCCGAAAGGATAGACCAGGAATACTGCAGAAGCGGCAGCGACGGGTGCGGAATATGCAACACAGATCCAGGGGCGCATGCCCAAGCGATAGGAGAGTTCCCACTCACGGCCCATATAGGCATAGATGCCGATGAGGAAGTGGAAGACGACCAGTTGGAAAGGACCACCATTGTAGCAGGGTGGTATCCGCTAGTTTCCTAGCGGCGTGGACTATATCATCACTCTTGCGAGTGTCGGGCGCTAATGTCGTATTACGAGCCACGCTTGGCTCACCGACTAGTCTCTGAACCTTCCTCTCAAGCGTGAGAGGCTTGGCTGCTGATTGCCATACTAATGGAACATGTAACTCCGCTATGATTGAGGCGATCACCCACGGCCAGTTTAGCCAGGTGGGCTGAGGACACTCTAATGTTGAATGCTTCCTCAATCATTTCTGCCACTTGACTGTAATCGATGCCCGGTTCGGCAACGATCGTTCCGAGTTTGTTTCCGATCTTTCGCTCGGTGATCTTCTCGTGAATATGGAAGTGGCGCTCCCATTTCCTGCTGTCGAATACAGACTGGCGGGAGTTTCTCTTATTCTCCCCACGATTATCATCATTCCAGGCGGAGAGTTTTCTCCCAATGGCTCGACGAGTTTCGCGAGGTTGTTTAAGAGCAGCTTCTAGGAGTTGGCCGCTTTCTTTAGCGGCTTGACCACCTTTCTTCCCCGCAAAGGATAGAACCAACTCAATGATTTTTTCCTTACCTACCGCACCGGCTAGAGCCTTGTAAGCGATTCGGTCACCTTCGCTGCCCCAGAGTTGCCAATTGGCGTAGTGGAACATTGCGTGGCGAGTAATGCTGATTCCTTTAACAATGTTAGAAGGGTGGTCAGTTCCGCCTAGGTGTTTGGGGTTAAGGTGGTGGTTATGTTTCATTTTCAGGTTTCCAGCAATTCACCCGATTTTACATGGCCCTACGGGTTGAGCCACTCATCTAGGGATGCGGCATCCCAGATGCTATAAAAATGCAATCCAATTGCGTTAGAGGACGGAACCACAGCACCGGAGATGATGTTGTTGCCGTACATCAGGGAACCTGCAACAGGCTCACGGATGCCGTCGATGTCGACAGGGGGTGCGGCGATGAAGGCGACGATGAAGCAGATAGTTGCAGCCAGCAGAGTAGGGACCATCAGCACGCCGAACCAACCTACATAGAGGCGGTTGTTGGTGGAGGTGATCCACTCGCAGAACTGCTGCCAGGTATTGCCTTGATCGCGCCGATTGGCGATTGAAGCTACCATAGTAGTAGTACGGGTTTTCGAGTTTCTTATGAACGAGAGAAGGTTGCCTTTCCCTCCTCCCCATCATAGGATGAAAAGGCGGGTCTTTCAACTCCTCTGTAGATACCTTAATCTAATGTCATGGAACTATGACAGAGCGGAGAGGAGCTTGGGCACCACAACGTCGGAGGAGTAGTAAGCGCGGATCAGATCCACCGAATTCCTCCTCATCCTGTGGTACTCGGACATGTCGTTCCAGATATGGTCGAGTTTCTCGGCGAAGGCGCGCGGCTCCAGCACCTGAGGCCCTCCCTTGGAGAGGTGGCGATTGTCATCGTCGATGGATAGGAAGACTCCAGTCTGCGCCAGGGTGGCCGATCCGTCAGGAAGAACCACCGTATCTAGGAAGTGGCGGTGGAAGATAGGGACGGCGAGTAAAGCGGCCTCCAGGCCCTGGTACTCGAAGTTGTTTCCGTAGTCGAGCTTGTTGTGCTCGAAGGAGCGCGGGTGGGTGGCGAAAGCGCTCTGGGAGATGCGGCTTAAGCCTCTCTTGTAGTCGTAGGAGCCGAAGACGTACATAAAGTCTGGGTTCTGGCCCTCCTCA